GGGTTGCTCGGGGATCGACCATCACGTCGCGGTCGACGACGATGTGGATGCGCGCTCGGTCTGTGGCGTTCTCGACCGAGTGCGGCTCGTACTGCCTGACGCGGAACGGGACGCCGGCCTTGGCCTCGACGCCGTTCATCAGGCCCGCAGGCTGGATCGGGACCTGCCACCGCTCCCGATAGGGACCCTGGTCGACGTGCGGGTGGATGAGCCCGCCCGGCTCGACGCGGGAGATCCACGCGGACCAGACAGGGGCGAACGCGTCGAGCACGAACATGAACGGGATGGAGGGGGCCCAGTACTCGCCCCCGGTGACCAGCGACACGACCCGGTAGTTCGGGTTCGCGTCGTCCGGTCCCGTGGGCTCTGACCAGTGCTCGGAGACTGCCGCGAGGGCCGACAGGAGGTCCCCTGCGGGGAACCTCGCGACAGTCTCCACCAGGGGTTAGAGCGCCGAGTTCGCGAAGTACTTCACGGCGTTCGGGTCGACCGTGACCGCTCCGGTGCGGACCAGCGCGCGGAACGCGATCTGGTCGTTGCCGAACGCGTACTCGTTGCTGCGCTCGAACCGGATGCCGCCCGCGATGCGGACCTTCAGAGCCGACCACTCGCCGAAGAAGATCGACTTGGCGTTGGCCGCCATCGTCGCGATCTGCGGAGAGATGTAGACCGGCTTGCCGACCAGGAGGTCGGGGTCGCCCGCCGTCAGGGCCGGCTGCCAGACGCCCGCGCCCGACGTGGTCGACTTCAGCTGGCGGATCAGCGCGGCTGCCGGGTCGCCCATCACCCAGGCGGCTCCGGTGCGGTACTCAGGGAGCACCGAGTGGAACAGCTGGTAGATGAGGTCCGAGCCCTGGCCCGCCGTCGCCTGGTTGCCCAGCGAGACGGTGGTGCCGGTCGGGCCGGTGACGCCTGCCGTGGTGAACCCGGCGATCGCGGCGGTGGCCGCGATGTAGCCGATGGTGCGGGAGAGCTCGCGACCCGCCGCGCGGGAGATGTAGCCCTCGAGGTCGAAGGACGCGTCCTGCACCAGCTCGGTAGGCACCAGGGTGAGGTAGCCGTACTTGCTGACGGACAGGTTGACCGTGGTCAGCGTGGCGTCGTTCAGCGTGACCGCGCCGTTCGCGGAGATCGCGACCGGGAGGGCCGCGTTCGCCGTGCCTGTGGTCGCGTGGACCGTCGCCACCGGCAGGGGGAGCGTGTTGCCGTCGGTGGTGTTGATGACGTCGACGCCCGCCTGAAGGATCTGCGACCCTGCGACCGCGTACTCCCACAGCTGCGAGTAGACGCTGTCTGCGGCCACGCCGCCCGACGCGGACATCGCGCGGGACTCTTCGCCCGCGTTCTTTCCGCGGCTCTGGATGGCGCGACGCTCGGCGCCGGGAACCGGAGCGAGGTCGTAGGCGTCGCCGACGCGGGCCTCGCGAGCCCACTTGCCGAACGCCGTCGGCTGGTATCCGTCGCGCTGCTCGGGCTCTCTGCCGGTGACGTTGCGGAACGACTCCTCGAGCTCGTGCGCGCGCTGCTCGCCGTCGTGGAGGGCCTGCGCGCGCTCGTGGAGGGCGTTCGCCTCGCCGAGCATCTGGTTGAACTTGGTCTGCTCGTCGGCAGACAGGTCGCGGCCCTCGGCGACGCCCGTCTGAGCGACCTCCTGGGCCTGGGTGATGAGCGTCGCCCGACGCTGCATCAGCTGATCGGCAATAGATGCCATGATGCGAACCCCTTTCTCGGGACTCGTGGTGTGGTTTTCGGAGTCCCGGTGGGGGTGGCCCTGCCGGAGTGCTACGGGTGCTGCGCCTCTGAGGTCGCGGGGTGGGATGGCCCTGCCCCGACGGGTTCAGAGGGTGACGTTGGGGTCCAGCGCGAGGCTCGCGGCGAGCGCGGCCTGCGATGAACGGATCTGCTCGGGCGACGGCCCGTCGGTGCGCTTGAAGAACCGGGAGAGCTCGTTCGCGTCCGCCAGCTTCCGGACCTCGTCGAGCGGAGCGTCGAACTTGGTCGCGAGCGACCGAAGGGCGGGCTCGCAGCGGACGCCGACCGTGGTGTCCTCGTAGGCCGGGGTGTTCACCGGGGCCACGTCCATGAGCCGGCCCGAGATCAGGGTGCGCTGCGGGAACCCCTGGTCGTTCGTCGTCCAGTCGTCCTCGAACGCGAGGAACGCGAACGACGACTGTCGCACGTCGCCGCGCTCCACCAGCTCGTACACGTCTGCGCGCGAGTTCGGCGGGTCGACCTCGTAGGACAGGCCGATGTCGTCGGTGTACAGGCGCAGCGTTCGCGCCCCGGTCGTGCCGAGGACCATGTTGTCGTCGTGGTTGTAGCGGGCGATGACGCCGGGCCAGCCGTCGCCGCGGGACTTCGCGAAGAAGCCGGGGTCGATCTGCTCGACGAAGCCGCCGAGATTCTGCGACATGCGCATGAACTTGGCGGCGTAGCCGCCGATGGTGCGCTTGTCGGACCCGGCGCGGATCTCCACCGGAACCGACGTGAAACGGCGCTCAGCGTCGCTCATGGTGTTTCCCCTCTGTTGATCGGCTCCGCGGTCGGTGCGGGCGCGTTGTGGAATCCGCCGCCTGATACGGGGCCGCGGTCGTCGAGCTCTCTTGCCTCATTGAGGTTCAGCCGGCCGTCTGCCAGCTGCGCTCCGATGACCTCAGTGCGGGTCTTCACGTCGGCGCGGATGTTCGCGTCGATGTTCAGCTTCAGGAACTGCTTGGCGGGCAGGTAGCGGGAGATCCCGCGCTCCACCCTGGTGATGTAGGGGCGCATGTCGGCGGCCCTGCGGATCTCGCGCAGCTCCTCGGTGACGTACTCCTGGGAATTGCCCTTCTCGCCGCCGACCTCGGTGGGGTCGAGCCCGAACGCGGCGGCGACCTGATTCGCGGACATCTTCAGCGTCTCGACGAACTGCGCCTGGTTCGGCGGGATCGTCAGCAGCGACAGCTCCCAGTCGGCGCCGGTGACGAACGGCTTTCCCTTCGCGAACGACGCCATCGCGCGGTTCTGCGCCGCGTCCGCGACCGTCGGGTCGATGACCTTCTGGGTGTTCTTCAGGACCGAGGGAGGCACGCCGCCGCCTCGCTTCAGGTCGGAGTAGTCCTGCGCCGACAGTCCCGCGGTGAGGACGGCGGCCATGTACTCGATCGGCGACAGTCCGAGAACTCTGCCCGGCGGGACTATCCAGGGGATGTGCACTATCTGAGAAGAAGGTACTTCTTGCCCGAAAACCCGCCATACCTTCGTGTACTCGTCGAAAGCCCATGAAGACCAGTGAAGCCAGGCGATATCGGCAGGAAAGCCGAACCCGTCGGTGCCCTGTATCCATCCGACCGCGTTCCCGGTCGCCAGCCCGTAGGCGGCCTGACCGAGCCACGAGATCAGACCGGGCCCGCCCGGCTGGTCCTGACGGGCAAGAAGCTGCGGGAGCGACACGTCGACCCGGCTGGGGCCGTCGAGCCGATAGCAGTCCGCGGGCAGGGTTCCGACGTAGTCGACGATGTGCCGATACGCCGCGAACACGGAGGTCAGACGGAGCGCGCTCTCGTTGCTCACGCTCGAGTAGACGTCCGATCCGCCAGGGCCGAACCACGTCGAGTCGGCCGAGCGAGTCTCGGACTTGAAGAAGATGCTCACTGCGACGCCCGCCAGCTACCGAGCAGGATCGCCGCGCCGACGACCAGGAGGCACGCGGGCGGCCAGACGAAGAACGCGAACGCGGCCAGACACGCCACGCCCACAATCTCGACTGCTGCGCTCATGCGAAGGACTCCATAACGTCGTAGTCGAGGCGTGCCACCCATAGACCGAGGGCGGCGGACTCGAGGGCGGAGATGTCGCCGGACTTACGCGCGAACACGCGTCGCTCGCCGAGCTTGCGCCAGCCGGCCGCGTCGACCGCGTCGTTCAGATCGGTGTAGTTGCCGTGCTCGACCGCAGCCGTCTCGACGGCGGTTCGGAGGTCCGCGCAGGCCTGCACGAAGTCGTCCACGCTGGCTCTCGCGAGTTCAACGCCGGCCTCGAGCAGGTCGTCGATCAGGAACGACGCCGGGCCTTTCACGTCGATGCCCACGGCGACCCCGGTCTGCGACTGGATGCGCGCGACCTCGGAGACGAAGTGGTCGCGGCCTCTGTCGAGCCGGACTCTGAGCACGGAGCCGAGATGCGGTCGATCGCCCTCTGACGCAGCGGCGAGAGACGCCCAGACTTGATCCAGGTCGGCGGCGACTCCGAGCCCTGCCACGGGAGGCGGTGCTGTGTCCACTGCGCAGCGCGCCCACGCGCCCAGGCTGAACACGCCGAGCGATGTCGCGCCGTCCCAGATCCCGAGCCCCTCGCGGAGGAACGACTCAGAGCCGAGGTTCTTCTTCATCCGCAGCACCGAGCGGGCCGGCGTGTGGATCGGATACGACGGGTTGGCCTTCGCCCACTGCTCGCGGTCGTTCGGGTCGGCGCCCTCGTCCGCGCTCATCTCGATGTACAGCGTGCCCTCGGACTCGCCCGAGATCGCCTCGTTGCGGAGCCGTTGGAAGTGGTCCGACGGGTCCGACGGCTTGGGTGGCGTCCCCATGTAGAAGATCAGCGGGTTCGGGTGCCTGTTCGTCGCCGGGATCATGTCGTCCACGGCGTTGTCGGTGAGGATCTGCGCCTCGTCGAAGATGAGGACGCCCACCCGCTTGAAGCCACGGCCGAACCCGCGCTCGCGAGCTCCGAACAGCAGCCGCGATCCGTTCGTGAACATGATCCGCTGCTTGCCGGCCGAGTCGTAGATCCGCCTGATGTGCGGCTTCATCTCGACCCGTTCCGCCAGGGCCTTCAGGTCGTTGAACGTGTCCTCGGCGGTCGGGTACCGGTGCGCCGTCCAGATCGCCGTCGTCCGAGGGTTGATGATGCACAGGGCCAGGACGATCGAGCCGACCAGGAACGTCTTGCCGACCTGCCGGGGGATCGACATCACGACCGCGTCGGCCGCGTACAGCCGGTCCTCACGCTTGCCCAGGATCGCCGTCCCCGCGCCGTCCTGCCACGGGTCGAACACGATCCGCAGCCGGCAGCAGGTGTCGCGAACAGCTGGGAAGCCAGTCGAGACGATCCCCTTCGGGATCACCAGATGGCGGGCTGCCTCAGAGAGCTTCGGCGTCGAAGGCGTCGTCGGGGGTGCCAGCAGCGTCACCGATTCCGTCCTCGCCCGCGGCCGAGTCGATTGCCTCGATGTCCCGCGTGATCTCGTGCAGCCGGCGGGACAGCGACGCCAGATCGCGAGCCAGTGTGTTCGGGTTGTCGAGCGCGGTCGCGATCCGAGTACGCAGAGCCACCAGGAGATCGCGCTGATTCTCGCCGGCCGCTGCGTCGGAGATCGTCAGCGTCTTCTTCCTGCGCTCGTCGTCGGCCACAGCGCGGAGGGGCTTCCGGGGCACTGGACCCCCTCGTGTGGAAAAACAGAGTGAATAGAAAAGTAGGCTGCG